ACAATGGGACGTGTCATCCCAGCTGCTTCAGGTGTTAATGACACCGACGAGGAGCTCATCAGCGAGTTGAAGAAGAACAACCAGTACTCGCAGTTCATGCACCTAGCGGCACGCATAGCATTGGCAACTCTTTGGAAGGAGGGCGAAAATATTTGGCTCGAATACCAAATGACAGACCACTATGCATACAATTACAAGAACTGGTGGGGCAATTTAAGGCCGATACACAATAAAACCTTATGGTCATTGTGGGCTAAGAAGCGCCCATCCGTGGCTATCGACCCACAAGAAGTCCCGGACGAGGCCCGAGCTGTGCTATTTGCAATGCTACATCTTGCATACATATTCGCACCCGGGTGTATCAACCGGTTCAAGACCGATGAGCAAGCACGCGAGAAGATCGTCATGCTCATTGAGGAAAATCTTCAAGGCAAGATTTCTCCAGCAGGCGCGAGTGTAGCAGCCAAATGGGCTGCTGACATCGCTTGTGCTTTGCGGGGGAGGTCGAGTTTTTGAAGTGGGAGTGGTCCGAGACCTGCGAGTGCCCATTTGCTTGGACACGCATCCCGCGCAGAGAGGACAGTCAAAGCGTCATTTATCGCTATGACCCTAGACGCTCCCTACAACCTCGTGACATTACAGTATTCAATCATCCGTTGTATAAGAACTATGATTCGTTCCACACTTCAGTTAACAACGTATTGCGAGTGCTCGAGAACCGAGTCTACATCACCCCAGATGTAACTCGATGTAGATGGGCACCCTCACCGCGGCAGACGAGAGCCATCAGTAAGATTAGATGGCGAGTTGCTAGGAAACTTTCACATTTGGAAGTTTGGAACAAGCAACAATGTTTGGAGAAGTTTGCTACTTTTCCACCAGCCAAACGTGAGAAATACAGCGAGGCACTGGAGGTGCCATTTGAACCTCATAAACACGGAAAGTTGGGCATGTTCGTCAAATACGAGAGCGTAGAACATAAAACGGCAAAGGGATACCGGCCACGCGCTATCTTTTTTAGACGGCCCGAATTTCTAGCTGCCATGACGAAGTGGTATGCACCCCTTGAGGGCGCCATTTGCCACCAGAAGTCGTTGTGGAACAGCCAATCATACGTGATAGTTAAAGGCTTGAACACGCACGATCGCATTCGACTCGTCAACCAGTTCGCACAAGAGCTGGGCGACTCGGTTGTGATCAGTTGCGATGGGAAGGCATTTGACGCACACGTGTGTGAGGGCGCACTCCGACAGGAGTGGGCATTTTATCGGGCAGTCGCAGACTGCGCTGGCTGGGGAAGGGATATTCGTAAAGAAATGCGAGCAATGGAGTACCAACAGATC